TTTAATTAAAAACAATCATGAACATACGGTTTTTACCAATGCGCAGCGTAATATAAGTGGTGATTTGGGCTATGGTCAGTCTAAACAAATCCTTTGGCCTATACCTAACGGGAAAATCTATCCATAGAGGTAAGCATGAATACTGAAAACAAAACACTTATCACGTTAATTGACAAGATTCATACAATCGCTAAATCACGGCTTGCCGCAGGTTATGAGGATAGGGACGGAATTAATGAACATCAAGTTACACCCTGCCATCATGCACTTACACTGTTAGGCGGTGATGATTTTGCGGATAGCTATCTGCCATTTCTACGTAATGTAAATGGTTTTGATCTTAATGGTGTTCGGCTATTCGGATATTTTGATGATAAGGATGATGAACGAGATTTACGTAAGCAGTTGGCTGACCTAAAAGCAGTTCCTGAATTGTTTCCTGACGCGTTCAACGATTGGGTTCTGATTGGTGAAACGGATACTGATATTCTTATCTTCAATAAAAAAAACGGAGCATATGAGAACCGTGACCGCATTGGGCTGGATAGGCTCAATGAGAGCTATGATGATATCGTCGGTTTATTGATATCACTGATGCCATTAATAGAATAATTCGTAATGTTAAACTGAGGGCTGGACTTTAAAATACAGAGAGTCTAGTTCTGATTTAACCTAATGGACAGTGGTCTAGGAATACAGGAGCCCTTAATAATCCAGGTACTTTTTCACTGGCTGGCACCCATACGTCAACAGAGAGTAAGGTTTGCGCGCTATCGTGTTAATGAGAAAATGTTATACCGGTTAAACCTTAAGGGGTCGAAATGACGCTTACAGAAGAACAGAAAGCGCTTTTCGATGCCCTGACGCAATTACAGCGCAGATTCGTTACAGCTCTGCTAGAGGGGGCGAATCAGACCGAGTCATACCGAAGAGCTGGCGGTAAAGCTAGAGGCGATGGTGTGCGTTCCAAGGCCAACCAGTTAGTAACAAATAGTAACGTTCAAGCCTTCCTCACAGTCCGTACAGCACGAAAGCGTACGGCGTTCTTTACCACAATGGCCTTCTTGAACCGTAACGGCGTATTTATCCGTGATGTGGGTAATGAGCTGGAGGAACTCACTGTTAGGGCTGCGACAGGAGAATTGACCGCCGGAGAATTGGCGCAACGGTTGCGGTTTCTGGTTGAACATTGAGTAACCGCCCTGAATTGAAATCAGGGCTTCTAATACACTCATCGATAAGTTGCATGACTACTGACTAGCTCGCTTCATCCTGTACTTAATACTATCCACGGCGCTGGTGGTCCAAATGCCTCCCCGTGCTGGCCTGATCCCCAAGTTGTTTAATCTATTGATAATGGCTTTGTTGCTGGACTGGATGCCGAGCCGTTCGGTTTCACTGACCATCTGGCAAATAATATCTTTTGCGCTCAATACCGATGCGCTGGTGGCTTTAATTGCTCCTAGTTCAGCCGGTGGGGCAGATATCCGCGCCCTTTCAGTGGGTCTAACAGAGGTATAAAGCATGGGTAATGCATTCGATTTTGAGTTAACGGCAACAGATCAGGCGTCGGCCTCAATACAGCGAATTGATGAAGCGGTTAAAAATTTATTACCTAAACTGGATCAGACTCAAAGTGGCCTAAAGTTAGGCGGGCAAGAGTCTGTCGAAGGTCTTGATGATCTGAATACTCGGTTGAAAGGCATGGGGCAGTTTGCCTTGAGGAACCGGCTGGCTGTCGGATGCCTTCTGAGGGCCGTATTCCTGTGCGAACAAGGTTCATCTTAAAAGGTAAATTCGATATGAATCCAACAGTAACAGTTGTCCCTGCATTCGATTTCCGAGCGATGGCCTCCATTGCTGAGAATGAGGTAATCACTACATCTTTAAGGGTTGCTGAATATTTTAATAAGCAGCATAAAAATATAATCAGGACAATCAAAAGGCTGGAGACAGATTGCTCTCCTGAGTTTAACCGGCTCAATTTTGAGCCCGTTGAGTATATAGATAAAAAAGGCGAAATCCGCCTTATGTATAACATCCGTAAAAATGGTTGGATGATGCTAGTTATGGGGTTTACTAGCCGCCCAGCAACAGCAATAAAAGAAAGTTACATTGCTGCGTTTGATTGGATGACCGAGCAGCTATCGCGACGCAGGGCTATCGGGTAAGAAATGCAGCATCAGTTTGTCATCAAAGAAACCAGATCAAAGCTGAAAGGCACTATCGGTAGTCGCCTAATGAATGAGCGAAAGAAAGAAAAGCCCATTCTTGCTATAGAGCACGAGCAAATCATGAAGATTACGGCCCTTGCGATGCTAGCCATCATGGAAGGCAGGGAATAATTACAAATTGAGAGCCACTTTCACAACAGCTCTCAATCAACTAAAAGCATTCTGCTATTAGATATGTAATAGCGGACAAAAACGACAATTCGCTGATAATTATCACTACTATCACTGATGAGTAATACACAGTCGTTGTCATGCACCAATTCTTAAATTTAATCCACATTGCCGCTATCCTTTTTGTTTGACAAAAGAATGACAGTCAATTCAGAGGGATGGAAATTGGTTGTACAGATCAATAAACGATTATTGATCGTTTAAAACGATCGTTATCGAATGAAAGCATTGATTTATAAAACTCTGCAAAAGGTGCTGATTAGTGTCAACTCTTAAAGATTTATCTAATCAGTTACAGTCGATAAAAAAGCAGATCCCTTTCGCTACGGCTCAAGCACTAACCAGCGTTGCTCGTCAGATTGTAGAGGCTCAGAAGGTGGGTATGCAGCGCAATCTGGATAATCCGACCCCTTTCACCGTTAATTCTGTTGGCTCGTTTGGTGCACGTAAAGACCGATTACAAGCCAAGGTATTTGTGCGTGATATTGCCGCCAGTTATCTCGAACCGTTCGAGTTCGGTGGACAGCACAAGCTCAATGGCCAGGCTCTACTGAATCCAAAAGCTATAAAGCTCAATAAGTATGGGAACTTGGCGCGCAATAAGCTGGCTCAGCTGAAGGGCAAGCCTGATGTATTCATTGGCAAGATTGGCGATACGTCAGGCGTATTCCAGCGCAAGAAAGGTAAGAAGAGCAAGAAGGCTAAAAAACGTCAGAAGCGCTCTCCAAACGGTGTACATAGAGCAAGAGAGAAGCAGAGATCGCCTAAGCTACTGATTCAGTTCGGCGATGCTCTGGCAGTCAAACCCACGCTTGGGTACTTCGATCGGGCGAACTCAATGGCACAGGCTTTAATGCCCGGCGCATTAAGTCTGGCAATCGAGCAGGCATTGAAGACTGCAAAATAGATATTTATATGATAATCATTATCATCTAGAAAAAAATGGGTCCCTCCTGCGACCTTTGTAATGTACGGGCATTGCGCGCCGTGCAGTTTCCCTAGCTATAACTTTTTGAATTTGATTCACACTTCACACTTTTGTTATCGAGTTGTTGCATGTCTTTGACTGCGTGGTGTGGAGGGAAATTAGAACAATTTTTGATTTACAGTTTGATTCACACATTCCGCCAAAAAGTGTAAACCCCTTCACACTTGTGCACATTGCGACTGTGAAGGGTTCACACTTTGCCAATCAGGGAGAATATTTTATGTTGATGATGAAGACATTACTAACATCGGAGTGCGTTAATCAATGGGGAGCAGGTCAGCGGAGCGGGTTTGACTGGCCTCTTACCTTGGCCGTGAGCATCTCCCAATTTGTTTCTTAAAGTCCCAAGTCCGTTAACAATGGCAGAGCACCCCCCTAAAATTTGCTTGAAAATTACTTCAGTATGTTGATTTGAAGACAGATTAAGCTCTGAGGATACTAGTTTGTATAGCTCAGACATTTCTATATTTTTGCTGTTGTATGTAACTTGCATATCATCAAGAATATGTTTGCATACAGTTTCCAAAAGAGTTCGAGCAGATGTTATAGCCCCGTCCGGATCAGTAAGCCGTCTCTCAAGCGCTTTTGCCCATACAGAGTGAACGCCTTGCTCATCGAATGTCCTTAGCCCATCAGAAATTCCACTATCGGCCGGTGATGTATTCTTTCCTTCAAGGTAGTCAAAAAGAGATAAAAACTCTTCATTTATATAATTTGTTCGATTTGCATAGCCTTCAATTTTTGGCTTAATGAATCCCCAAAATTGTTTAAGACTTCTGCATTCTCTAACGAATG